CGTTCAGCTACCAATGCTTTCAGTATGGTGTGGTCGGGGTGTTCCTCCCATGCTGATCGAAGTCTGAATGCTTCGTACTCAGCCGTAGGGTCAACCCCAATTGAATTAGCAATATACCCAAGAGCAAGGTCATGATTCTCTTCGTCAGTTACGTTTGATTCTAATAGTACTCTTGCAGATTGGGGAACATCTTTTTCAAGTGCTTCTGAAATGAAGCCGCCCACAGGTAACTCCATATGCCGTATTGCAAGAGCACGGTAGATGGTTTCTTCGGCTCCCTCTTTGAGTTTACCGCCTGTAGTTTGTACGGGAGTCCACTTACGCTTTCTCCCAAGTAGTTTTTCATATGGATCTAGTTTCATTATTCTTGACAGTCGCAGGTTACTGGCTCGTTTCCGAGAATACCCTGTAAGTAATCATCTACCTCTTCTTGATCTAATGCTGCATACGCATCTGTCTTATCTTGAGTGTCGCTCATCACTTGCAGGCTGTAATACAAGGAGGTTTGGGGTGATACTAACCACTCTTCTACGAATTTATTATCGTAGGTTACAACATCACTCCAAGAGTTAAAGCTGTATCCATGAAGAAGTCCTGTGCTATCTAACATTATCATTATCTCATCTGCTACTTTCTTATATGCATCCCAACCTACTTCACTAGCTATCTCGACATGTCCGTAGTCGAAGTGTTCGACACCGAACGTTCCAGAGTCTCGATCAACTGATCGTGCGATAGGCGGTGCGATCTCTGGTGTGCATGTATAGCCATCCAGATCTTTGCTTTTATAACTGCAGCTGGCAGTCGGTGCAATAGCAAAGGCCCGAACCATATCATGATTGCGAGCAACTGTGGAGGCAGACTCAATACCAAGTTTAAGTTGTTTTGCAATTTCACCTGGTATCCCATGAGCCTGCTTTCCGGCATTGACATCAGCCAACGCACTTCCAAAGGCTTCATAAGTCACCCTATATCTTTTTAATAAGTTTGCTAATCCAAGCAATCCAAGTCCGACTTGCCTGTCCGTTTCGGAGGGGAGATACTCTCCAGTTGAGCCGACGCCTGTTTTACTATGGAGGCTACACAACTCGGACATGCCCTGTACGAAAGCATCTTTGATGTTCCCGACTTCACAGGCACCGAGATTAATATGTTGCAAGAGGCATGTTCCTCGTGAGGGCAGGTATACTTCGAGGCAAACGTTTCCAAAAATTCTCCTAGCTTTGTCATCGTATTTTATTTTGTTAAGCCAGATGTCCCCGGATTTAATTCCATAGAGGATGGCATCTTTAATTTCTGGGGTGGTGGTGTTCCAATCTCCGGGGCTGAGATCGACGGTACGTTTAATCCAGGGAGCTTCGGAACGGGGAAGCTGCACGAACTCAAGAATATCGGGATGGTTGATATCGAGGTGAGCCACAACAGCCCCATTCTTATAGACGCCACCTCTTCTAAGTGTTTCATTTAAAGTTGAGTAAATTTTTGCGAAAGAAACTGGACCACTAGCTGTTAAGCCTCGGCCATTATCATGACCTTTAGGTCTCAGTTTAGAAAGGTGTACTGCACACCCTGCCCCATGTCGTAATGCATGAGACACAAACCTCCAGCTTGCTTCTATACCGTTTGGTCCTTCCATCGAGTCTTCGACGACGAACACAGTGCAGCTCACTGGGAGTCTAGATTCTGGGTTATCCAACCATGATTGGACCCGACCAGTGCGGGAGATTAGTTCTGCGGTCATTAAATTAAATCTTCAAGAGTGGGTGGTTTGTAGTTTGGTCCTTTAAGAACCTTTCCATCTTCTCGGTATATTGGTTTACCGTCCTCTCCGAGCTTGGACATATTACTTAAGTGTACTCTATCTAGTGCTTCATCTAAGAACCACCCCATATTCTCAGCATATTGGTAGGCTACATAAACTAGATCAGCTAATTCTTTTAAAGCTTCCGATTCGATTGTGGCGTTTTTTCTAAACAACATACCTTCAGCTTCAAGGAACTCTTTAAATTCCTCTACGATCAGATTCTTCTGATAAGAACGCTTGTCTTTCGACCTCGAAGACTGGAGATTGTACTTTGTACGAAATTCCTTGGCTTGCTCTGAGATAAAGGTTCTTTTCATGGTGTAGTTCGTTTTCTAAATAGTGAATTGCTTTTTCTAAGTCATGTATCTTGCTATCCTTGTGACCTGCTCTGCAGATATATTTAATAGCATTACCGAGGTGGAAATTTAATCCTTGGTCTCTAATAAAATCCCAAACATCGATAGATCCTCGTTGGTAATAGGGTGGTCCTTTGGCCATTTTTCTAGTAAATTTTTAATGGAGTTAGCCATTACAAAGTTTTGATGTTGTAATGCTACAAAGATAGTGGTGAAATCTTTCATATCAAACTCACCACTATTTAGTTTTAATTCAAGTTGCCGTAACTTTAGATCCTGCTCCAGAGTTAACTTTGTAATCGGAGGCGGGGGACCAGAGTTTCGGTTGCTTTTTGTTGAAGTCATAATCATCAGCTGTGAGGATTCTAGCAAGTCTTGCATTAACTAATGCGTCTTCTTCAGTCAATCCCTTCTCCTTGAAAGTATCTAGTACTGTTTTCCAAGAGCATCCTTTCTCACTGAATAAAGTTTCAGCTCGTTTGATGCCTATCCCTGGGCAGCCACCATAACCATCGGTTTGATCGCCAGCCAGTGATTGAGTCAGATGCCAACGGGCACCCTCATCGGGATCGATTGTGAAAGTCTCACTAAAATTGTATAGTTGTCCAGGTATCTGTCGCATATCTTTATCAGGGGAAGCAATGATGTTCCCAGGATATTTCGTGCTATAAATTCCCATACTGTCATCGGCTTCGAGGCCAGGCTTTATTATAACCTTATACTCTTTTCGGAGAGCATTGATGACACGTTTATAGCCACACGGCTTCTTACGATTTCGGTGACCCTTATATTCGGGTAGAATTTTTTTCCTGAAATTTACACTGTCAGAAAAGAACAGTATCAGAGTAGCGAATGTCCCAAGTTTATTTTGAAGCTTGGTGAGTTCTCGTTTAGTAGCGGAGTACGCATCGCTAAAGTTAGAAGTAACAAGGATAACATCGTTACCAAAGTCTACTTCATTCTCAGCAGCAGCACACGCCTTATAGACGATGAAATCTGCATCACATAGTATTTTCATAAATTAATGTACGTCTGCCCATGTGCCTCCAGATTTAGATTCAGCAGCCAGTGGGCATCTTAGTTTGTAGTATTCCCCAGCTTGGACTGCAGATAATTCAAGTAAGAACTTGAGATCTTCTACATCTTTTTCTTCGCATTCAAATTGTAGTTCATCATGAACGAATGCAAGTTGTCGAGCAGTTTTTGGTAGATTTTCATGGGTCAATACCATCCATCTTTTGGCGATGATCGCCGATGACCCCTGTATGAGGTAATTGACGGACTTATGCCTCGAGTCACACAGGATACGACGGTGGTCGAGTCCATGAACATAACCCCTTGACACCACCTTTCGTACCGCCTCCAGAAAATCCGCAAGGCCAGGTATGGCTGCAACATAAGCTTTCCGTATCTCTTTGCCCTTCTTACGAGCTTCTTCTTCAGATAATTGTTTGTCATAGGAGTGGCCTAATTTAATGTCTCCGCCACCATACAAAAAGCAGTAGGTGACAGTCTTGACTTGAGATCTAGTGATACCAATTTTATCAGCGTTTTCTTGGTGTATGTCGCCATGCAATAGCACTTTTGCGTACCTACCTCCATCCCATCGTGCAAGATAATGGGCAAGCACCCGTAGCTCAATGCCAGCAAGATCACTCCCGACCATGCAGAGACCAGGCGAGGCAGTGAAAAGTCTTCTAAATCTTTCATCACTAGGTACCTGTCCGAGATTCGGAGATCTGTGGGCTACTCTAAAAGTTTGAGTAGCTACTGAACAATGGTGGTGTATCCTAGACTTCGTAACAAGCTTCTGCCATGCGTTCACGCCTTCGGATATCATCCCAAGCTTTTTCGTCAGATCCAGTAGTGTCAAGAACTGAAGAGCTATATCCGTTCCAATATCTTTTAGAACTGTCTCGTCTATAACGGGCTTTCCTGTGGAGGTCGTTAATGAGGGTGTCCATCCATTCCGAGTAGTCAAAATCCATGCTATATGATCTCTTGAGGTTGGGTTTAATTCCTTGAGTTTGGTGAATGAAGCACCAGCGACATAGCCTTTGGTCCGATTATCTCGCTTAGGAGTAAATATTGATCCGCCAATGTAAGGATACCTGTGGCGTAATATTGCACAAGTTTCTTCATACTCTTTTCGGAGAGTAGATTCAAGTTCCCGTGCAGATTGTTCATCAAAATACCATCCATGAATTTCTTGTTGGGTGAGTAGTTGAGCTACCTGATGTTCTAACTGTACCCATTCAGGTAGCGGTGGAAGTGTTTGCATAGTTTGTTAGTAACTACAACATCTTGTTCGCAGTAGTCTTGCATCTCTTGAGACCATTCTTTCCAGTCTGTAGTCTTTGCAAAGTTCCCTTTGTATTCATTCAGTCTGTAACCGTATGATTCAAGTGAGTGCCTACCATATAATTGTAAAGGCATATGTTTCCAACATCTTTTTTTATCTATATCGAGAAGATTCGGATGATAAAGACGAGATAACAGAAGAGTATCGACAACATCGCCCCGAGGATTAAACCAAGGGTAGAGCTTTTTAATAATAGGTATATCGAAGCCGATGATATTGTGACCAACAAGAACGTCAGCCACTTCGAGCCAACCGATTCCTGTAGTAATGGAGTGACCAGAAGCCATCGGTAAATCCTTCGGATTAGCCGTGTAGGGTTCATCATTAAACGTTTCAAGTCTGTCATCTTTCTCCCAATATATCGAGAGGCAGTGGATACGAGTGGCATCATTTAGAAGTCCGTTTGTTTCTAGATCGAACACCACCGTCCCAGTGGAATGTTTTGTCTTTGAACTTGGATTTTTCAACTGCTTCTTGCGTAGGTGGGTTAGGTTTATTTAAGTGTTTATACCATGGGTGTTCATATTCACTACCTTCAAAAATCCGTGGACGGGTTGAAAATTGGTGATTCCGTAGTTTCATAATCTGTGAATCGTGAGGTTTCTAAATCAAATTTTATTTTCCCTGCGAATCCTGTTTCACCAGAATAGCGGTTCTTAATAATTCTAAGAGTCGCAATATCTCGTTCATCTGTGGACTGTTGATTTCGTTCGAGGGCAATGACTTGATCGCTAAGTTGAGCGATTCCCGCAGATCCCCTGAGTTGACTGAGGGACACTTTACCTCCCTCTTCGTGCGAAGTCCTATCATTTCCTGTTCTCCGTAAATGTGATACAAGGAACAATGATATTCCTGTACGTTCAACTAATGATCTTAGTCTGGTCATTGTCTGATCCAGCATTCGTCGTTCATCTCCATCAAGACCACTCAGTAATATACTAAGGTGATCTAGGAATATAACACGACACTCCAATCCACTGGCAAGGTACTCGATCCTATTGTAAATAAGCTCCGGGTCAAAAGAACCAAAGCCGTCAAAAAGGTAAAGGTTCCAATTAGCAAGGGTATTACGAAAATCGTCTTCGAGTTCTTGTCGGTCATGTTCTCCAATGTGTAGTGCTTTACCAACAGCTGTGGACATCAATCCAAGTGCGGTTCTTCTATTTGACTCTTCAAGTGCCAAGTACCCAACCCGTACTCCTTTGGTGAGTAGGTTAACTGCAAGTTGACGGCAGAATGTGGACTTTCCTTGGCCAGATCCAGAAGTAATCGTTGTAAGCTCCTGGTATCTAATCCCGTGCAATTTATCTTGTAACCCTTTGAATGGATAGTCATGGTCGGCTGGTGGTATAGGTGTGGTAACTAATTTTTGTAGCGTTTTTCCCTCAATAATACCATCAGGTCGGTACGACTTAGCGTCCCATATAGCTTTTCGTATCGCTTCAGCATCGTTAACTTGTAAAGCCTCTGAGGGGTCATTATACCCTTCAAGCCTAGCGATCTTAACCTTGCCAGGTGGTAAGATGCTAGCCGCTTCCTCCGCCGCCTTACGACCTGGCTCATCGGAATCGAAAAAGAGTACGATTTCTTCATAGCCCTGTAGTAATGGGATTTGTTTTTGTACGTCCTTCTTGGCACTCGCCGCCCCATGAGGTAACGAGACGTGAGGCCATCCAGACATCGCTTCATAGCCGCTAGCAGCATCTAGTTCACCTTCATAAATAACGATCCGTTTACCAGTACTAGGAAATAAATGCTGACCAAAGAGAGTATCAGTAGTTTCGCCTTCATACTTAAAAATTTTCTTCTTATTCTTT